AACCGATAATTGAATGATATCGTTCTAGTATCAACCGATTTGAATATCATTTCAGTTGTTGGATTGCTTGCTAGTTTGGATAATTTAGACATTGCATCGGCAGCAGAAGAACCAGTCAATGATAATGCTGCTCCAATTGATGCCGCAGTATTTACAGTATTTCCTAAACCTTCTGCATCACTTAATGCTTGCAATCCCATAAATGACATTGGCATTTCTGCTTCAGAATAATTCACGCCATAAGTTGTTGACACTTGCGGTGGCATATAAAGAGCAATGGCAGTTTTTAATCGTTTTACTGGTTGAGAAAATCCGCCGCTTTCAGCAGCAATCAAACCAACTGCTCCAGCTTTAGCGACTGCTCCCAATACTGGAGCAGCTAATGCTTTACCCGCAGTGCTCATTGAATCTCCAAATGACTTAGTACCAGCATTTCCACTGCCCGTAATCAATCCAGTAACAGCAGATACTGCTCCACCAGCAATAGCTCCTTTCGTTCCTTGAACTATCTCAGCAGTAGTTGTAGATATCTTACCTATATTATTATTGAGTCCAGTAATGGCACCCAATACTACTTGGTCTGATGGTCTTAATTTTGATTGTGATTGTACATTAATATAGAACACAACAAAGTTGCCACCATATTCAGCACTATTAACTAAATCAGATGGGTAACTATATTCATTAGATTTGTAAGTACTCGTAAAATCTTGTTTTTGAAATGCGGTTCTTTTTGCCATTGGTATTCTCGTAGTAATACATAATTAGTATTATTTATATAATAAATAGGAATTATGAAGAAACAAAAATATCACCAAGGTAATTGGAAACCTAAGCATCCAGAGAAATATGAAGGTAATGTTAGCCAAATTTTCTATAGATCAAGTTGGGAATTGAAATTCATGAATTGGGTCGATGGTAACTCTAATGTTATCAAATGGTCTTCAGAAGAAACTATTGTTCCTTATCGTTCTCCAGTCGATAACAAACCACACAGATACTTCTTGGATTTCAAAATAAAGGTTAAGAATTCCAAAGGTGAAATCAAAACATATTTGGTAGAAATCAAACCTGATGCTCAATGTAGACCACCAAAAGCACCATCAAGACAGACTAAACGATACTTGACAGAATGTGCTACTTTTATGGTTAACCAGGCTAAATGGGAAGCTGCTAATAGATGGGCAACTGATAGGGGATGGGAATTTATAGTGTTAACTGAAAAACATCTTTTTTAATATAAATAGAATAAGTGAATAATTAAGGAACCTTTATGATACAGCAAGAACCAACAGAAAGTCCATCAATCCAACAACTTAAAGACCTACGTAAACTACATGGATTGACTACTAAGCAAGCTGCAGAGTATGCTGGTGTTTCTGAAGCAGCATACGTCAAGATGGAATCTGGTTCTATAAAGATGCCTGGTAAGATATGGGACAAGATCAATGTTAAGACTCAATCGCTTCCTAAGAAATCCATTCAAAAACAAGTGGTTGATGCTTCTAATTATGAATTGAAGGATATCATTAAGAATTCAAAATCATGGTTCAATTCAGAAGCAAAAAGATTAGCATCGGTTAGAGCAGGCAAATTGACTAGTACTACAGTATCACATCCTGTTCCTGGTGAGTTGTATATGTACTATTATGATGCTAAACATAAAGATACTTTACCGTACTGGGATAAGTTTCCATTAGTGTTTCCATTTAGAATGATGCCTGATGGATTTATAGGAATAAATCTTCATTATCTTCATTATAAACAGAGAATATTATTGTTGGATGCTCTTCAAGAAATTGCAAAGAGCCCAAGAAAAACTACTAGTGCAAAGTTGACTATTTCTTATGATATACTTAGAACAGTAGCAAAGGGAAAACATTTTGAGAAATGTATTCACAGATATCTGTACGACCATTTCAAGACACCAATCAAAAAGATTCATTCTGATAATTGGGTAATGGCATCATTACTACCAAATGAAATGTTTGTTGGTGAGACTAAAGAATACATCTGGAAACAATAAGGAAAGTTATGAGTGCTGCACACCACGATACTATAACAGGATTACAAAACTTCATATCCGAAGTAAAAAATAAAGGATTGATGAGGAATACTCATTTTGGTGTTCTTATTCATACTCCTACTAATGCTAATGGTGAAGTAGTCATTAAAGATGAAATAGCCTTTGCTGATGCCATGAAGCGATATATTATGTTTTGTGATTCGGCTCCGTTGCCAGGAACATCATTGAGCACTGTTGACGTTTCTCCTTATGGTGAGATAAGAGAACAGCCAACTCAAAGAATATATGATCCAGTCAATTTGACATTTTATGTGGATGTTGATTTCAAGATTAAAAAATTCTTCGATTTGTGGCTAAATTACATTATCAATCCAATAACTAGAAATCATGCATACTATAGTGATTACACTACTACAGTTGATATTTACGTTTATGATGTAGAACATAATGAAAAATACAAAGTAACTCTTCATGAATGCTATCCAAAGTCAGTGGGTGAAATTTCCATGAGTTATAGTTCTGAAGGTGTAATGAAATTGAATGTGACTTTACAATATAGAAATTACAGTGTGTTTGATTATACTAAGCAGAATACTATAGAAACATCCAAAGGAACTACTATTGATACTGTGTTGAGTACTGGTAATGTTTCTTTATCATCTCTAGCAAAGAATGTAGCCAAACAACAGACAATTTCAGACATTATGAAGGAATCTACTATTCAGGCTTTAGAACAACCTATTTTATTATTAGGGTTACAATGAACATTGATGCAAAACTAAATGATGTCTTTGACTTGACTCCTATGGATGGAGACTTGATTACTAAGAAGGGAGTAATAATTCCTCCTAAAGATGATGCTGTATCTTATGACTGCGATCAGACTAGGAGTAACTTATATGGACTACTTCAAAGTGGACAGGATGCCCTTGATGCTGCTCTTGAGATTGCTAAACAATCCGAACACCCAAGAGCATTTGAAGTTGTTGGTAATCTTATCAAACAACTTGCTGATATAAATCATCAGTTACTTGACGTACACACAAAGAAACAAAAACTTGAAACTAAAGAACCTGACCAAAAAGCAACCAACGTGACTAACAATTCTATATTTGTTGGTTCTACAGCAGAACTCTCGAAACTTATAGACAAAATGAATAAAGGCGACTAATTATGGCTTTACCAAAACAAATACTACCAACATACTCAACAGAACTTCCTTCAACTGGAAAAGTAATCAAATTTAAACCGTTCCAAGTAAGAGAAGAAAAAGCATTACTATTAGCTCAACAAAGTGATGATAAAGGTATCATGGCGGATACACTGAAAGATGTTGTAAAGCATTGTGTGGTTGATGATATAGATGTTGAATCTTTGGCAATGTTTGATCTCGAATACTTGTTACTCCAAATTAGGGCAAAATCAATTGGAGAGATTGTAGCATTAATTTTCTCATGTGATACTTGCATTGATCCTAAAGCCAAAACAAAGATCAACTTTGATTTGACTCAATTGAAAGTTAAGAAAGATCCTAATCATACTAACAAGATAAAGTTATTTGATACGACTGGAGTAGTATTAAAGTATCCTGATGTTAGTGCAATTTCTAAATTTGATACATTAGAAGATGACGATATTAATGGCATATTTGATCTTATCATTAGTAGTATTGATTATATCTATTCAGATGATGAATTCTTCTATGCAAAAGACCAGACTAGACAAGAACTGCATGAGTTCATTAATAACTTAACACAAGTACAATTCCAAGAATTGGTTAAGTTTTTCGAGACCATGCCAAAATTAAGACAAGATGTAAAGTATACTTGCCCATTGTGTGGATTAGCGCATAACAAGTATATCGAAGGGATTGATAGTTTTTTCTAGTAGCCCTCTCGCATGACTCGTTGGCAAATTTCTATAAACTGAACTTTGCCTTAATGCAGTATCACAAATATGCTTTGTCAGATATTGAAAATATGATACCGTTCGAGAGGGAAATTTACATAGCTATGCTAGTAGAATACTTAGAAGAAAGAAAAAGGGATCAACAGAACAAATAACCACAGGATGGGTCATGAAGAAAATTCTCAACCAACAAATAGAACATTTAGTAAAATTGGAAGAACTTGCAATCATTAGCAATGATGCCCTTGATGCTAGTAATATAGAACTTCAAAGCATGGCTCAAGACTTGTCCGATATATCTGAAAAGATGTCTACTATTATGGCATCTAGTAAGGAAAGAGATATCAAAGAAGCTGATGTTGCTAAGGTAGAAGATAAAGAAAAGTCTGACAATAAAAAGGACGACCAGTCTAGTAAAGACAAATCGCTAGAAGAACTTAAAAAGATATCTGCTGCTTTAAAGTCTCAACATAATGTAGATGTAGCGGATAAAGCACTTAATGATCCAGTTTACCATAATATGTTTACTCGTATGGATTTGTTAAAAGAGTCATTTGGTAAACTCAAAAATACGTTTAAGGATAATGATACTGGTAAAACAACTGTTGGTAGTACATTCAAAGGAATAACTAATAACGTATCATCCATTTTTTCTAAGAATGCTAGAAATAGAAACCAGTACATTACTACTGAACGAGCTGCTGGTTCAGTAAAAACTGATAAGCAGTTGAAAGAACAGTATAAAGAGAAACAAAAACTTTTATACCTTAATAATAAGAATGAAAGAAATATGAACGAGAATAGAGGTCTTCTATCTAAAGAAGAATTCCTCAAATCAACTTCACCTGATGCTAAAAAGTACAGAGAAGAACAACAACAAATTGGTAGTAGATTATCTGAAATCGATTCAAGATACAAATATACCAATCCACAGAAATCTGATAGAGAAAAAGATCTTAGATTCTTTGGCAAAGAAGGCTCTTGGAAAGCTAAACCAACTGAACCGACGCCTCCATCCGATAAACCATCACCAACTGAACATCCGATTTCAGGTGATGGTTTGGCCATACTTGAACCATTAAAAGTAGTAATTGAAAACGAACCTATTACGGTAAAAATAGATAAGGATTCTGCAGATGATTCACAAGAATGTGAATGTGAAAAAACTGATTGCTGTGAAGAATTATCTAATGCTATAGATTCGATAAAATTTACTATAGAAAAGTTATCAAATAAAATTGCCCCGTTAGTTTCTAGTAATGTAGTTTCCGATGCTAGTACTATCAGCAATACAAATACAAATAATGCAAGCAACGCTAATACAAATAATGCAAGCAACGCTATTACCAATAATGCAAGTAATGCAAATACAAATAATGCAAGCAACGCAAGCAACGCTATTACCAATAATGCAAGCAATACAAATACCAATAATGCAAGCAATGCAAATACCAATAATGCAAGCAACGCTATTACCAATAATGCAAGTAATGCAAATACCAGTAATGCAAGTAATGCAAATACCAGTAATGCAAGCAACGCTATTACCAATAATGCAAGCAACGCTATTACCAGTAATGCAAGTAATGCAAATACCAATAATGCAAGCAATGCAAATACCAATAATGCAAGCAACGCTATTACCAGTAATGCAAGTAATGCAAATACCAATAATGCAAGCAACGCTATTACCAGTAATGCAAGTACTAGTTCCAATATAGAAACTAAATTGGAAACAGCAAGATCAACTGAGTTATTCCAAGACAATCAATTATCCTCGACAAATGACCAGAATAAATTACTAGACGAAACTCTCAAAGTCCAAAAGTTAATTCTCGAAGAACTCAAAAAACGTACTGAAGAAATCATCAAGAAAAAAGAACCACCTACTAAAAAACCAGATGATGCTGATAAAGATATTGATGTTAACAAACCAAGAAAAACTAAAAACGATAGAACCAATAGAAGACCAATTCCTACTAGAAATAACGGTCGTAGACGTAGAGGATTATTTGGTCGATTAGGATTAGGTACTGCAGTTGCCGCTAGTGTTGCAGAAATGAGTACTGATGATAATCATACACCTTCTTTAGCTGATGTCGTGCCAGAAGAAAGGTTTCCAAACAGAACAACTAATGCGCCTAGACCAACTACACCGGAAGTACCTAAGACTTCTACTGGACGTGGAATACTTGATAAAGCTAAAGGCGTATTCAATAAGATTCCTGGTGCCTCCGTATTGAAGAATGCTGGTAAAATGGCATTACGATTAGCAGGTCCAGCAGCTGCTGCATTAGCTGCTTATGAAGTTGGATCTACCGCTATAGACGCTTATGATGAATCGTTTGGTGAAGGTGGCAAGAAAGTAGTACAAGATCTTCATCATAAAAAGATCATATCGTATAATTTCGGTGATTCGGAAGTACTAGATTGGAAAGGTATTCAAGAATTACCAACAGAAGATTTGAAGAAACTCATTGATGCTAAAATAAGATTCAAACCAGAAGATGACGCTAAACTTCATGAAGTATTGACTCATAAATTAGTAACTAGAGATACTAAATCTGAAATCGGTAAACCAGAAGTAGTAAAACCAACAGAAGTTAATGGTAAACCAGAAGTTCAATCTGAAATCGGTAAACCAGAAGTTCAATCTGAAATCGGTAAACCAGAAGTTAATGGTAAACCAGAAGTTCAATCTGAAATCGGTAAACCAGAAGTTAATGGTAAACCAGAAGTAGTAAAACCAACAGAAGTTAATGGTAAACCAGAAGTAGTAAAACCAACAGAAGTTAATGGTAAACCAACAGAAGTTAATGGTAAACCAGAAGTTCAATCTGAAATCGGTAATGTATATTCTGAAGATGTCAAGAAGATCTATAATGATTTGAAAGAAAACAACAAGTATAGTATTACTAAAAATGAATTGTTGGAAGATGCTGTAGCAGAAGCAAAATCTAAAGGACTAGAGATTTATTCCAATATTGCTATGGGCGAAGTTAAGCCAATTGCACAACAATTGAGCTTGGATAAAATTAAACCAGAAACTAAAATAGCACCCGAAGCAATCAAACCAAAAACTCTTGCTCCAGAAGCTGCTAATGTAGTTTATGATAAATCTGCAGAAGTTTCAAAAGAGGCTAGTAATACTTCTACTGTGGTCAATAACATTTCAGCTCCGACTAATAATGTTACTCAACACTCAACAAATCAACAACCACCAATGAATCCTAGAAATACTGAATCAACAATATCAAAATTCTTCCAGAATAGAAACAGTTTCTACTAGACAATAAAAAGGGGCCTTAATGGCCCCTTTCTTATATCACAACTTGTTAATCCATTTCTGCAATCTGAGCAAAGTAGTTCATGATATCTTCGTCATCGTCTACTGGAGCAGATTTAGCAGGAGTTGATTTGAAACTTGGAGCAGGAGCTGCTCTAGCAGGAGTAGGAGCTTCAATCGATTTCTCAGCAATCTGAGAAGCACTTACTGAACCACCTTCCCCATTCAACACAGAATTCAACTTTCTCGATAATTCATCATAAGATTTGAAATTCTTTCTATCTAACAACTCAGCTAACTTATGTTGCTTATTAGCAATCTTCAGAATAGCTTCTTCGTCACCTTTGAACAATTCAGAAGGAGATTCAAATTCCGATTTGTCATATGAAGGCCATCCATCAACTTGACGCATCTTAATTTTGAAGTTTGCACCATCCCAGTAATCAAACACATTGACTGGAGCTTCATCTTCAAATGTTGGACGAGCTTTATCCATAATCATATCAAAGATACGCTTACCGTATTTGAACAAGAATACTTTACCTTCATTCTCAGGATGTTTAGGATCACTAATAACCAGAATATTAGAAGTATAATTCAACTTACGTTTTTGCTTTGTAGCAATTTTCTTGTCTGACTCATTACCAGAATTCCATAATTTAGAATTCAATTCACCTACTGGATCATTCTCATTCAGAGTAGTAAGAGAGTTTTCAATATACCATTTACCAGTAGGACCTTGGAATCCATGTGTGAAGATACGAACCCATGGCAATTCATCATCTCCTACGACTGGTAAGAAACGAATGACTGCTGAAGCATTTCCTGCTTTGTCTTTTTCTAATTTCCAATAACGATCGTCACCGAATGAACCATTAGTAGACTGAGGATTGACAATTTTCTCAAATTCTGAAGTGATGCTAGCGAAGTTGTTGTTACGTGTTTTTCTTAAAGATGCGATATCCATTTTTATATTCCCGAAGTATGTATTATGTACGAAGTATGTTTTTGTGTCACTAGGATAGTATCTCCTAGTATTGGTATTTAGTCAACATTATGCCTCCTATAGTTCATCATATATCATTGTTAGTTTATCGATATCAAATTTTACAAATTTCTTCAACTTCTCAATAATCAAGAATTCCTTACTCCAAATAACAGAATGTTGAGGTTTCCATTCATCCAAGTAATTATTCATTTCATTTAGGATGTGCATAGTTTCAATAGTAACCTTTCCTCCCATATACAATTTGAACAATTCAGGAACATCACCGTTCTTACTGAGAAAGAGACTATCTTTGGATAATTGTCTCTTCTCAAGGTACAATCCTAGTTGATCTAAGTCTTCTTTGAAGATGTTAGTGATACTCTGTTTTCGTTTATTCCATATAGTAATATTACGTTCACTGGTAGCAATATTATGAATTGGATTGTCATTCCTATAAGCATAATTTGCTACCAAGAACTGGATTGCGTCACGTTCATTATCAAACTTTCTTGCAACAGCATTGTATACATTATAATCCCGTTTAGCAAGAAACTTCTCAAATGAGGTACCAGCTACTGAACCCTTATACTCAAACACATTATACTTCTCTGTGGTAAAATGAAGTTTAGTAGCTCGGTCAAACTTGAATAACTGAAAACCGTTCATTATAAAGTCATTGTAGTCGATTTTGGTAATCTGCCTTCCTGTTGCAATTCATACTCAATCTTATCTTTCAAAGATTTACTGATATGGGGAACTACTTCAACAGGATCGATGAAATTCTCAGCACAGTACTCAAGAATTGCTTCCATCTTAGAAAGATTCTTTTCACTGGCTAGGGTTTCGATAAACAGACTGAATTCATTAGCGGAAGTAATTCTATTCATAATTTCTCCAAGTAATATCTCGCCACACGAAACAACTTTAGGAAGTCTTCATATTGATCAAATTTCTCATTATAAGGTTTTCTAATATCAGAATTGAGTGGAGCATTAGACCATACTGAGTCAGAGAATGATTTGATATACCCATCGAACCACTTGTTTAGATTATCAATATGGAGTTGGAGTTCATAGAATATTTCACGTAGCTGCTCTTTATCTTTCAAAGCGTAAAGGGTAGCATC